GAGATACATTCAAGGAAAATGTTAATGAAGATACATTACTTGGTGGTATTTGTAAATGTGTTTGGAGTTTTGGGAATAATCAAAAAAACTATTTATTTGGTAAAGATATAGAAGATGATAAAAGATTATTACACGAAATAGTAGTTAATCAATGCAAAAAATCTCTAAAAGAATTTAATAATAAATTTGATGTAAATATTATTTTAGATTATGAAAGTTGCTTATTTGGATATGAAGAAAGTATTAACGATAGAAGATTAAGGATTATGCAACAGGTTAAGGCTAGTATGCCTCAAAGAATGGACTTAGAACAATTAGAACAATTACAACAATTACATATAACAAATTTATCATATGAACAAGTAGAGATAACAACTCCTATAGATGAAACTATAATATATTTGGACCCACCATATAAAAACACCGCTAGCTATAGTAAAACAATAGACTTTGACAAATTAGAAGAGTATATAAACAAAAGCCCCTATAAAATATATGTTAGTGGCTATGAAAATACTTATGATATGATAGAGGTTGCATCATTTAAGCACAGAAGCACTTTATCACCAACAGCTAATAACGAAGTAGAAGAAAAATTGTACTGTAATAGGGTAGGATAATGGCAAGACTAACAGAGGTTGCAATAGATAAAATACTATCAGATTATCATACCAACAAATACAGTCAGAGAGAGTTATCAAAAAAACATAGCGTTTCTTTAGGAACAATAAGTAAGCTAACCAAAGAAGTAAATCCTAAAAATGAACACATATTGAACGCTCAAATAGAAGTACTCAAGGGAGAGTCTGAACTTAGTGATACAGAAATGAACGCGGTAATGAACACGGCGAACAAAGAAGCTAGAAGACTAAACCTAGTATTTGGTGCAGTAGAAAAAGCCGTTAAAAAAATGGATGATATTATAGAGAGTGGATATGTCGAAGATAAAATTAATGTCGGGGTTGGAATGCAAAAGTTTGAAAAGAGAGCTTTAAATACTAGCGATGTTAAAAGTGCGATAGATGGATACGATAAGGCAAGTGTAACACTCAAGGTAAGTGATAGGTTTGCTAATAGTCAAGTCGTGGTTAATACGCAGACTAACCTACAAAATAACGCTGTACAGCTTACTTCTGAAGAAGCTAAAAAGGTAGCACTGGATCTAGGAGTACCACTATCGGCACTTCAATAATCTATACTAGAGAACAACTAACCGCTTTGTATAATTATAAAGTAACACTTGCTAGAGATAATTTTTTTCAATACAGAAAACTTATCAATCCGTCAATAAAGATAAATTGGTTTGTCCAGGAAATAGCAGATAAATTACAGAAATTCGTAATTGATTTAGAAAATGGATTAAAACCAATGCTAGTAATAGAAGCCCCACCGCAACACGGCAAGAGTGAAGCTATTTCAGATCTTATCAGTTGGATAGCAGGTAGAAATCCCCACCTAAGAACTATTTTCGCATCATTTTCTGAAAGATTAGGTATTAGAGCAAATTTAAAACTTCAAAGATTATATTCTAAAAAAGCGTATAAGGATATATTCCCTGGAACAAAAATTAATGATAAGAGTACAGTAACAGGCGTTGCTCATCTAAGAAATAGAGAAATTCTTGAATATGTAGACAAAGGCGGATATTTCAGAAACACAACAGTTCAAGGAAGTATTACTGGTGAAAGTCTTGATTTAGGCGTAGTAGATGACCCTATTAAAGGTCGAGAGGCTGCGAATAGTGAAACAACTAGAAATAAAACTTGGGACTGGATGACTGATGACTTTTTTACTAGATTTAGTGAGAATGCAGGGTTTTTGATGATACTTACAAGGTGGCACATAGATGACCCAGCAGCGAGATTAATAGCTAACAATCCAAGAGTAGTAGTATTGAAGTATCGAGCTATTGCAGAAGATGATGAGGTGCATAGAAAGCAAGGGGAGGCATTAATCCCTAAGCATAAGTCGCTTGAATTTTTGCTAGAGAGAAAATCTCTTATGGGTGAAAGTTTTGAAGCATTATTTCAACAGAACCCGTCTATTAAGGGTGGAAACTTATTTAAGTATGATTGGTTCAAGTGGTGGAAAGTATTACCTATTATAAAATATCGAATCATAGTAGTAGATACAGCTCAAAAGACTAAAGAGCAGAATGATTTTACTGTACTGCAATGTTGGGGTTATAGTACTGATGGGAATTTATATTTATTGGATATGTTGCGAGGCAAATTTGAAGCCCCTCAATTAAGAAGAGACTCTAAAATCTTTTATAAAAGACATAACGAAAAAACAGGAATGGGTGCATTAAGGTATATGTACATAGAGGACAAATCAAGTGGAAGCTCACTCATACAAGATTTTAAATCTGAGAAAATGAAAATAAAAGCTATTCAAAGAAATATAGATAAGGTATCAAGGGCTTATGATGTAATCCCCTATATTGAAGCAGGAAGAGTTTATCTTAATGAGGATATACCATTTGTTGATTCATTAGTAAGCGAGGCTACATCGTTTCCACGAGATAAAAATGATGATACGATTGACCCTTTAATGGATGCTATTAGCATTACTATGGATAAGCCAGTTAATTCCCTTATTGCCTCTATGCAAGATAATTGATATTGCACTTTAATCATTTTAAAGATATAATATACAATTAAGGAATTTAACCAATGAATAACAAAATAGCCAAATATGTAAAAGATGGATACCAAAATTTATTAAAGGGATTTGGTGGTTCTAACGATACAAGAACTCAAACTACATACCAACACTCACCCAGAATAGGTAGACTATGGACGCAACTTGAAGATCTATACGCTACAAACTCACTAGCCGCTAAGGTTATAGATATTCCGATTAATGATGCTTTTCGTGAGGGGAGAACTTTAGAAATAGAAGACATTAAGCAAAAAGAAGAGATTGAAGAGTTGTATGTCTCAATAGATTTAAAAATAAACTTAGCTTTGAAATATGCAGACTTATTCGGGGGTGCTGTATTGATAGTAGTTAGTAGTGATGATGAATTATCCAATCCAATCAAAGATATTAAACAAGGGGATTTGCTTAATATCGCCGTTGTCGATGCCTCTCAAGTAGTTCCACAAACTTTAGATAGAAATCCTTTATCAGTTACTTATAATATGCCAAGCAGTTACTTAATTAATGGTACTTCTGTTAATATTCATCCATCAAGAACATTTTATATCGATGGGATTAACACTACAAACAGAGAGAGAGAACGAAACAATGGCTTTGGATTAAGTAAGCTTGAACGGATTAGTAATCATCTTGAAGATGCCGTTCAAACAAATGTATCCATACGGAACTTAGTAGAACAATCAAATATTGATGTTATAAAAATAAACAATATGAATGATGCTGTAGCTGAGGGTGCTGAGTCTGTTGTCCAGTCAAGATTAGAAATATTATCACAGATGAAATCTTTATTAAACACAATAGCTATAGATGCAAATGATGAATATATAAATATTGCTAAAAACTTTTCAAACCTTGACAAAATACAAATGAATATGTTTAGCTTGGTAGCTATGGCTAGTGATATACCAGTTACCAGATTAATGGGTTCTAGTGCAGATGGATTAAATGCTACAGGTGCTGGAGACTTAACTAATTATTATGATAGTGTAAAAGCTGATGTTCAAGTCAGAAGGATGAAGCCTATATATAAATATCTTGACCCTATAGTTACCACCCATCTATTCGGTAATGATGTTGGGTTTAAATATGAATTTAATAGCCTTTATCAACTATCAGAAGAACAAATCTCAACTATACAAAAATCTGAAGCAGATACACACTCTATTTATTTAGATAGGGGTGTGATAACAGAAGATGCTGTATTAATAGAACTGCAAAAAAAAGGACAATATGTAGATTTTAATGCAGGAATACCACCTAACGCTTTTGAAGTTTAGTTTTGATAAATAATATTAACCTAAACGAACTAAAAACTAAAAACTTAAAGAAAAAACAAGTTGAAGTTAAACCAGTTCACCCACCTTTAATGATAGAACGAGAGTATCATAATGAAATAAGATCTTTTAATGTTGAATTTAAAAAGGCTATACGAAATGTAATATTTCCAATGATACAAAGCTACTCTAAAATAACAAAAGATAGTTTAACTCATGATGGAATAGGTGCTGATATTGAAAAAGCTATTGCATTATTATTGACTACATTTAATTTTAATTCTCAAGCGGAAAGAATCGCAAGCAATATGGTAACAAGAGTATCTTCAGTTAATGGCAAAAAGACAACACAAAGAATCAATAACGCAATAGGTGTTGATGTAGGCAACATAATAAAAGGCGAAAATTTATCTGAATTTGTTGAAATGCAAAGTATTAAAAACTCTCAATTAATTAAAAGTGTTCCAGATGATGCCATTAAAGACATAAGAAGAATTGTATTAAATGGATTAAGCGAGGGATTGAGAGCTGAAGAAATAGCAAAACAAATAAGCGGGAATAATCCATCTAGTGTATTTAACAAGATGAATAATCGAATAAATACAATAGCGAGAACAGAAGTAGCCAAACTTAATAGTCAAATAACAAACAAAAGATTAAGTAATTTAGGTATAGTAAGAGCCGTCTGGGATGCAACCTTAGATAATAGAGTGAGAGAATGTCATCGGGCTAGAGATGGTAAAGAATATGATATTTCAGTAGGATTATATTCTAGTTGTGATGGTAAAACCTTGCAACCAGCAGAAGAGATTAACTGTAGATGTGTTGCAAGACCAATAGTAGATTAAATAAAGGATTTTAAAGTGAAAAAATATCTAAACGATAATGGTATGATAAAAGTACCAATAAAAGATAAGGCAGTTAAGTTTGATATGCTTATCAATGAAAGGACAGGTTTTTTAACCGTTAATGCAGTGATTGCACGAACAGGAATACAAGAATATTTTAATTCAGAGTTGGGGGAAGAGGGTACAGGAATTGTAGGCGTATTCAGACCAACAGAAGAAGTAACAAGTAAAAAAAGTATGGATAGTTTCGTGAATGTTCCAGTTACAGATGATCACCCAAGTGAAATGGTAACGGTGGATAATATACAAAAATATTCAAAAGGGAGCATTTCTAGTGTAATTGTGGTACAATTAGATGGCGAGAGTGCTTTACAAACTATATTAACAATAACAGATAAGGATTTAATCGCTTTAGTACAAAGTGGGAAAAAGGAGTTATCAGTTGGGTATGAAAATGTTTTAGTACAAAAAGAGGGTAAATACAAAGGTAAAGACTATCGATATATCCAAACAGATATATTTGCAAATCATATTGCCGTTGTAGATGCTGGTCGTTGTGGTGGAATATGTAGTTTAGCGTTAGATAAAAAAATAAAAAAAGGAGATATAGCTATGAAAATAACTATCGGTGAGAACGAATATGAAGTTGTTGAAGAGGTTGCTGAAGAAATTAAGCGATTAAAATCGGCTACTGAAAAAATGGACGAGTTAGAAGAAGAAGTCAAGGACACAGAAGAATCTTTAGACAAGATGACTGCTAAATATGACTCTCTAAAAACTGAAAAAAAAGCATTATCTAAAAAAGTAGATGATTCTGCAAGTATGATGAATGATGCAGTTTCTAAAAAGATTGACTTAGTTACTTTTGCTAAAGATTGTAATGTAGAAGTTAAAACTTCTGATGACAATTTAGAAATTAAGAGAGCTATTGTAAAATCTTTTGGGCTGGATACAGATGGTAAGTCAGAAGCGTATTTGGATGCGGCTATGGATATTCGTAAGGTATCTACAGAAGATAAAAGCATTAAAAAAGCTAATGCTATGGATAGTATCAATAAAGTTGGTACAGAATACAAACCAAATGCAACTTTAGATGCAGTTGCAATTGGAAATAGAATAATTGGAGGGAAAAAATAATGTCTTTTTCAGGAAATACAATATTGGAAGATGCTAACGGCTTAGAGTCTGGAGAAATTTTTGGAAGTCATGTAAACAATACAGATGCTTTTAAAACTTTTGAAAGTGGTTTAATTAAAGGCAGATTTGCTAAATATGATACTGGATCAGTTGACAATATGGATGGTTCGGCTACTCCTACTATAATTGGAGTTGTAGCGAGAGACTTAACAAGTTCTTTAGCTAAAAGCACTTACGATACAACAGATGATATCGCGAATGTTCATAACTTTGGATATATGACAGTTGATGTTGTGTCTGGACTTACTCCAGTTAAGTATGGTGTGGTATATGCTGAAAATGCTGGTGTTAATGCTGGTGCTGATTATGGTAAAGCAACTACTCTAAATACAGGAAATGTATTAGTGGCTGATGTA